TGTACTGCCTTGCACACATAACAAATTTCGTCACACTTGATGATTTGCTCATGAAGTGTATAAAATCATCAAAGTTCCCATCTTCGTACGATTTAACCAATAATGAATTTCGCAATGCAATCTCAAATATTTTCACTCCCATACTAACTGACATCCCTCTTTTCATCATAGTGACTGTATTAGGGTATAGTTCGTTTAAAACTTGCTCTATTGTTGTGCTACCATCACCTTCCCAATTTCCACAAACAAAATTAGATATTGCTCTGTTTATGCAACCACCAACTAATCCACTAGGATAGTACTGTAGTCTCAAAAATTCAAAAGTGTCCTCTGAAGTCATTTGTTTGCTGAGCTGAATACTGTATCCACATTTTTGCATCCATACATTAAATATATTTGACTCGTATTCAGTGTTAAAAACATGATAAGAATCATCGCCGCATACTTCCATACTTTTATAATCAAAGTTCAGTTCAGGGTATATTCTCGACAAGCCTTTATACATAATCTTAGTGTAGCAATAATTCAAAATATTATTCATATATGAAGTATATCTGACACCACTTGGTAATCCGGCTTTCCATTGGTACTTAATGCCATTTCTGTATGTGTAAGTGTTTGCTACACTTGAAATAACCCAATCGCTCAAATCATTATACAACTTTTTGACACTAATATCACTGATACATGAAGACACTTTGTTAAACGTATGCCGCAAAACACATTGCATATCTTCAAAGGTGTGCTGTGCATTAAAATCTTCAAAATCAAAAGAATTTACAACTCCTTTTTTAAACTTTTGTATTCTCATCGCATATCTGCCAATTGTTGAAAAAGCATCAACGTTCATAAATATATTTAATGAAGTTAAGTTTTGTTCGATTGGCAACAGCAAGTACGCACAAACTAAATAATGCAAAAAGGTAGTTTGGTATATTGATCTTGCTTTTGTCTGTTCTTGCATTTTTTGATGTGCCTTAGTCTTTAGTCGAACTTTCTCCTTCTTAATATCAAGCATCTTAAGTTTATATTTCTCATAACCACTAGTCAAACCGACAGTTCTTTTATTAAGCTTTAAACCTCTAAACTTGTCATTCAATTCCTCGGTGTACTTTTGGGTATCATGTTCTGTATCCTCATCGAAATAAGATCCACCTACTATTAGTAAATAGTAATTGTCAAAAAAGTCATCCAGTGTCATAATTCGGTTTACTTGTATATGCTGAAACATACTGTCCAGTTCGATATTCAAATCATTCACATACGACTCTTCACTTATAGCAGTGCCACAAAAATTTATACTCTTCTTTTTATTGCAAAGTTCTCCGTTGACACGTTTCGCAAGCTCCGCTTCCCAATCTAATTTTTCATCCACACGCCCATTTAAAACATGTTTGTATAATAACATGCATCTATACATCTGTTTTTTATAGTCTTTCACAAATTTTTCTCCTTGCCTCAAAAACTCATGGTCCTGTTTTAGCAGTTCTATGAAGTTATTGGTATCAATATCTCTTAATATATCGTTCCAACCCTCAACATCACAATGGATAGTACTCAAAAGTGACACAAGAAAACAAGTTATCCTTATCTCTCTACTGCCTTTTAGTTTACATAATACCATACTTACAAGTTTTGTCCTTTGATTATTCCGAACAAACGTTCTAATCACATCAACGAGCTGCACACGTA